TTGGCTGTATTTTTTAATGACACATATGTTGGATCGCTCTCCGCTATTTGTTTTGCATCTTGCTTTGCATTGGAAATATTGTAAGCCACGCTTGGTGCAAGTCCTTGTTCGATGCAACGTAATGTAACAATTACATCGCCCTCCTCCGTGGATCCCCTGTTGGCACGAAGTACGCTAAATTTAGCCGAACCAAGTTTGAAGATGGCGGCGTTGTCAAATGCAGATGACAATGCTCGTCTTTGGTCAGCGGCCTCCAGCTCAACTGTTGACAATCCCTCCTTGTTAGTGGCGTTAAGAGTAACAACAAGAATGGATCCAACGGGAACAGAACGCAAAGTGCTAGACGGAAGATTGGACCCCCACAAAGCCGCGCCATTTGGACTTGTAATGGCGGCTTGAACGCCACTGGAAACAGTCTCTTCCGCACCAGCCTCATTGCGAATAATTACATCGGCATTGATTGGCACGGGAGAATATAGGCCAAATTGATTAGATGTGGCAGGCGAAAGAGCATGGCTAAATCCGTCGCCAGCGGAAGTAGATGACGATGGTGAAATACGGTAGAGGTTGCGACTGCCGACGCCAGCAGCGGCAGGATCACTTTCGCCATTGCCTCCATATATCAAATCATTTCCGCGAATAATGCCAGTATTGTTAGGGCGAAAATACAACCAATAGTTTTGTGCAATTAAATTGCGGATGGGAGTTTGTCCAAAAGCAGTGCGATCGGCATCAATGGCCCCAATGCCACCAGCGCCAAGCAGCAAAAGCATTTGAACATACTGACTACTGCCAAAGCTTTTAACTGAAGACCACAACAGTGAGGTGGCCACCCTCACGCCACCGTTTGCGTTGGCAGCAGTATTGGTGTAAATAAGGTTGACGGGATCTCCGTATTTCGCTAAATTCTGGACGGTATTAAAGCCAAAGCGAGGGGCAAAAATATCATCGCGAGTTTGCTGACGCTGACCTTGGGGTGTAATTGAAGGAATTTGCGGCTTCGGCATCAAAAGCGCCGACGCCACTTGAGCTAGTATGCCAACAACGGCCAAGACAATTGCGACGACTTCCCAATTTCTAACATCTAAAACAGTGCCCGCCTTGATGTCGGTGTATTCTTGCTGCAAAAGAACAAACTCTAAGTATTGTTCTTTTGTGATGCCAAGCGTCTCAACTAGCTGATGTTCATACGGCAGAAGCTTGCGAAGATTATTGCTCATCAATCTGCCCAGTAGTATTTGCCTTTTGCCACTTTAGCGAAAGGCAGGGATATTACCTTCTTTCCAGGACCCAGCAGAAGACAGTTTTGGCTGTCAGTGATTACGGCCATAGCCAAAGAGCCATTAGGCGATGGAAGATAAAATACCGCTCCCGGTCGTGGCTCTACGATTTGCCTTGCGTTTTTCCATAGCCATTTAACTATTTGCTTGTTGCTAATTTCTTCGGGCTGGCACTGCTCGTACACCCAACCAAACTCTTCCATGAAATCGTGCAGTCCTAAACGTTTTCGCACTTCCATGCAAAGCGCAAAACAGTCAGTAAAACCGCTTCCATCTTCTGGCCTTCTTGCCCATTGATGCTGAAGACCAATAAGATCGTTGAAAGAGGACGATGGAGAGGGTGTCATTGCAAGAAAAGATCGGCGTTAAGGGGAAGAATGCCCACTAAGTTGCGGGACAAGGAACGAGCAGGAAAGTTGGCTCCTACACTGTCCATTGCGCTCCTGAATCTAAGCTCAATCGTAGTCTCGGAGAAAGCAGCACCAATGCCAATGAAGCGCTCCGCATAGCTTTTAATGAGGCCATTGTTGACATTTAACCATGCCGTTGTAAGCGTGAGACGGCTAAGTCTATTGCCGTTGCCTTGTTCGACAAGACGAATGGCCACTTCTACGTTTGGAAACAGCACTTGCACCAGTGCGTTGTCTCCGTTTAGATTGGAGGTGGTGCCTTCTGCGCGGAACGGGGCAAAGGCATATTGTTCTCCGTTCCACCTTACTTGCTCATTGACAAAATAGTTTTGGTAGCGATGGATGATCGAGCCGGGTTCGCGACCAACGACAATGGTATCAGTGGTGCTTAAATTTGCAAGGCTTTTGGCAGCGGCAGCATTGGTGAATGCTACAAGCTCAAAATATTGAACAATGCGAATATTGCTCATCTCTACACCAAGTCTGCAATGAGCTTAACACCTACATTGCTAATGCTTCGATACACAGCCTCGATAGAAGGAGCTTCTGCATAAAACCAAAGCGTTCGAGACGGTGCCTTGATGAGATTGATAGTGGTTGCACTTAAACCTGCGAACACTGCATCGGGTATAGTAAAGCCAATCGTTTGCCCTTGTTGCGTGTTGTAATGGTTGATTACTGCCTGCACAGTCGCCTCCGGCACGTTTTCATAATCAAGCTCGAGACTGAAACCGAAGGGGCGATTACCAAAGCTGCGGCGAACAGTCTTCCCTGACAATGCACGGTAAATCTTCGTGGGATACTCCCCCATGGTCAGGCGTCTGTTTGTTGGCTTAAGCGATGGGAAAATGGCCATGATTAACGAAGACCAACGCGACGACGAGAAGAAGGAGAATTGGCAAGCTTGTCAAGAGCAATTGTTGCTCCGCGAGTGGCGCCTTCTCTCACCGATATTCTACGAGTTTCCGCCATGGCGGCTTCCAACTGAGCCCTGTCAACGTATTCCACGCCATTGATGGTAGTAGTTTGGAAGCTCATGGAAAGCATTGGCGATGCTCCAGCTCCTGCCATGTCGCTGCCCATTTTGTCGCGAATGCTTTCGCCCTGCATTTGCACGGGAATAGAGCGGCCATCAGGCAAGGGAACGATTGCTTCGTTATATTTGCCTTCGCCCACAAGACCGAGAGTGGGACCCGTGACAATGCCACCATTTGCAAATCCAAACATGGAGAAAGATCCGAATCCACCACCAGCTCCAATACTGCCGAGTCCAGCGGTGCCACCTGTGACTCCTGCATAGCTTGTTGGAAGTGAGGCTGTAGCTCCAGCACCGGGGGTCAAAGCTCCTGCGCCTGACAGTCCAGACGCAGCACCCCCCATTACGCCCAAGGCTTTCAAGATGATCCCATAAATCATCATTGTGATTTGCTGGGCAATGATTTGCGCAGCCATATCTAAGAAATGGTCGGCAATACTTTGCATCATATTTGCAAGGGCTTCTTGAGCACTCATCGAACCAGAAGCGATATCCTTGAAGGCCTGCCCAAAGGCGCTTCCAATCGCTTTTGCGCCCTCTACTGCCTGGAATCCCCAATTAGTCAGATTGGCAAGTTCCTTCTGCGCTTCACTAGACGCTTCAGTTAAAAACCCAGTTGCGTCTTGAGGCTGATCTTCTAAAAGTTGCTTTTGAGTGCGACTTTGTATTGTCGCTTGAGCAAGCGCTGGACTTTCGACTATGCCACCTTGAATGAGAGCCAATCGATCGCGTAAAATTTTAAGTTGTTCTTTATCGTTATTTGTTTGATTTTTTTTCGCATCTAAAATGCTAATTTCCGCCAGTGTTTGTTTTTCAAGCATTGCCAGTTTTGCCATCTCGGTCGCAAACTGTCTTTGTGTTTCAACTGTAATTTGAGCAATGGCAGGAGATAGGCCATTTTTAACAAGCCGGAAATATTCTTGCCTATCTTCTAGTTCAGTTTTTGCGGTGGTAGCAATGCCAACCATCGCATCTTGAATGCCTTGAAGTTCCGTTTGAATTTGCTTCTGAATTTCTGAATTGGTGGTTAATCTTTCTTTTTCCGCATCAAGACGCAATTTTTCGATTTGCAACTGTTTCTCCGCCGCAGGAACGTCTTGATCCAAGCGAACCTTTGCAATTTCACTTTGAATGCGAAGCTGCTCCTTTATTCCGTTAAGGCGGATAACAGCTAGCTGGTTTCCGCCCAAATCCGCTACGGTTATTTGCTGGTCAATACTCAATAACTCTTTCGCCAGCCTCAGCTCTTCAGTCAGCTCAGCAACGCGACTTTCTCTTGTTTTTCCCGCTCTTGCGCCTCTTCTTCTTTCAGGCTTTCCAAGCCTGTCAAGGGACATGCCCGCTCCAGCTCCGCCAAAAGTGAGATTCGATGGAGTGAGAGGGGCATTAGCTTGCTTCCATGCCGCATTTCCACCAAGAGCAGCAAAAGCCTGCTGGGCTTGGTCAAGCTCTTGAAAAGCACCACCTCCTCTTACATTGCCCGTGGGGCGAGTCATTCCTTTGGTCGCCGCTTTTGCCTTGTCAAGCCGTGCTTTTGCTTCTCCTATGGTCGCCATTCCAACCGCTTGACGAATTTGGGAGAAAAGGCTTTGAAAAATCTTTCCCACTTCAATCGCAAATTTTGCAACAACGCCCAGCAACTGTCCTAATACTTTAACAATTGGCCCAATAATACTGGCCCAGTCTGAAATAAACTGTCGCAAATATGCTCGATTTTCCGTGATAAACTTGGCCACTTCTTTGATGGCACCAGTTAACGCATCTTGTATTTCAGCTCCAATGGGGGCAAATAAAGCTCCAACTTCGCGAGACAATTCTTCCAGCGCAATCTGCAAGCGCCTACCAGCAAATTCGGGAGCAGTGGCAAGTTGCTTGCTAAATGCTCCATAGTCCGTGTAATTTTTTTCCGCAAAAGCAACAAACTCTTTTATGCCAATTTTTCCTTGCTCAAGCCCTTCTTGTAATTGCTCAAAACTGAGTTTGTTGGCTTGGGCGAATTTCACCACAGCACCAGGAAAACGCTCGCCCAACTGTCCGCGCAATTCCTCTGCTTGCACTCCTCCCTTGCTCATGATTTGCACAACGGCCCTCATCGCGCCTTCCAAGTCTTCAGAACTTCCGCCCGTGGCCATAATTGCCAAGGCGGTGCCTTCCATAATTCTTGCAGTCTCTTGGACTGACAAATTATATTGCTTAGTATTTACTCGCAACTGGGTGAAAAGGCGGGTGGTCTGTTCGAGAGGCATTAATAGTCGTTGACTCATGCTGCCAACAGTCGCTTGAGCTTCAGCAAAGTCTTTGGCGTCGACTGATGCCATTGCCAGGCCCCTTTGCATTTGCATGAGCGCCGAGGCTTGCGTTGTCATCGCTGACACACTTGCCAAAATGCTATCGGTCACTTGTCCGATGGCCGCGCCAGTAAATGCTCCAGGCACTCCTCCCATTAGACCACCAGCAACGCCTCCAAGGGCACTGCCAACGCCTCCCCCCATGCCCCCGCCGTAGAGGAATGCTCCACCAGCGGCACCAAGCCTTTGCCCTCTTGTAACAGGCTTGCGACTAGCCTTTTCAGTAAGTCGCTCTGCTCTTTGAATTTCTTGATTAAGAGCCTTCCATTCGCTAGTGTCAGGAGCAATTTCTCTTGCTCGGTTTTTAAGAATGACGAGCCTGCTTTCAAGAGACGCAAGACTTGCAGGGTCGTAAGCCCCCAAGTTTTCTCTCATTTGAATCTCTTCGGCCAATCTTCCTGCTTTTTGTAGGTCAATATTTACTCTTGCAATTCTTTCTTGTAAATTGTTCCACTCAGGAGTATTTGGCTTAATTTCAGAAGCTTCAATTTGCAGCGATTGCAATAACTTGCTCAAAGCTTGATAGCTGCCGCCTT